CACAACTTAAGTCAGCTGGCAGTTTCACCCATAACAACCGTACACTCTTGTCTGGCCATGCATACCAGGATGGTAGGCGTGTGAAGCCTGAACAAGTAAGAGACATAGGCGTTTATAGACCAATAACTGCAAGTTACGAACACCCACATGGCAGGGTTTATTGTGCAGCAAACACTACACACAACACATTGAAGGCTTTTCTGAGTAGACAATGCGGCGCACAACTCCAACCATCTCCACTGGTCATGGAAGTTTATCGGGAGGAAGTACACAAACTTCGAGACTTCATGGTTGAGAACATACGGTTTCACGAAATCAAATTAACCTTTGACCAATACCTTCAGACAGTTGAGGGCTCAAAACGGCCAGTTTATTATCAAGGTTATCAACAATTCCTCAAGACTGGTCAAATAGATATGACTATGGAAGGGATGATGAAGACTAAAGAGTTCAAGCTTACCCCTAACGTCAAGTCACGAAATTTGTTTAATCCATCACCAACTATGAAAGCGATAGGCGGGTACTGCAATAAACTTCTGATCATGGCCACACAATCTGTTATTCCTGAGTTTATAATCGGTAAGACGCCAGAGGAAACCTCCACATTATTCACCAAAGCAACTCGGCGTTTCACCAATCCAATACATGTGTCAACCGACTTCTCAGCCTACGACAGTCATATGTCTGCTTACCATTTGTATTTGGATCAGTGTCTTATTAAAGCGCTACTTCCTGACTTGCTCTATTACAATGACCAGTTCTACCACAACGTTGACAGTATTCTGAACTCCCTGTGTCGCCTAGAAACATCGGTGGTATTTTACACCCCCGGACCAAGGAAGCACCGTAAAATCTTGTTTAAAGGTAAATTGGCCGACACCACTTATTCCGGCCATCCTGTACGCACAAGTTGGGGCAACACACTTCGGTCATTGGTTATGTTTAGAGTCGTCAAACGCGGCTTCAACCATGAGTCTGTGACATTCCACACTGGTGATGATGCTAACACAATAGTAGAAGCCCCGCACGTAAAAGAGTTTATATCTTCGCTTTATCAGTTCTTTTCACCTGTTGAGGAGGATATTGTTCACGGGCTCGGTCATGTTCTAAAAGAATGCAAAGTCGGCGAACACTCCTTCTTTTGTTC